ATGCTTACACAAAGTTATAACATTTCCGTTTGAGGGGTGGCAGATGGTGCGTTATCCTTTTTTAAAATACCTAGAAGTGGGTAGTGTATAGGTGTATTCTTGCCTCTTGGCTTACCTATTATTGATGATTTTGCTGCCTTATATTTTGCTTATTCTTTGTACTAGCTAATGCAAGTAGTGCAGTTGTGTCGCGGCATATCACGGTATTTAAGCTTGCACCGCTCTCAACCCAATAGCAACCCAGTTTTAGATTTTAGCCAAAGTGTTTGGGCTTTATTTCAACTTACTTGATAATGGCATAAGCTTGGAAAAGCCCCCTTTTCAAACAATCATTCATCGACTGTCCGCTAAAAATGTGATAGCGACAAACGGAAAGGGGTTTACTTTTATAAGGTGAAACTAATTTCCCTTTTTTTTGGCAATCTGATCACCATATTCGCGGTTTTTAACTTTTACCGGACATCAATAGTTGCTATTTCAAATCGTCAATAAGCGATAGGGGGTGAATATATTTTTGGATCTTTAAATATAATGATCTCATTAAGCTTGCTTTTTACTTCCTCTATTCTATTTTTCTCTAAGGGGATACCTATCATGAAAACTTGGGCTTCAGTGGTTGAAAGAGGGCTATTCACATTCATCTTATGGTAGGTAAAATTACTGAATGGATAGACAAGTAAAGCCTGTTTGCTGTGCATACCATTAAATGAGCAATAGGCAAGTAATTGATGCAAATCATGGCGGAAAGCCATTTTGAGTTCTTCGCTATCATTATACCAATTGAAAAGATGACTTTTGTATTTTGCGTCAACAACAACTTGCTCATCAAATTTCTGAATGATGATATCTGGCTCCAGATAATTTAATGCCCACGGTGGACGATTGGTAATACCTATTTCATAATGAGGATTATTTATTTGCTTAGCCCCCTTCTTTTTAGAAATGTCACACAATAAGTACTGGACATATCTCTCAAAGAATTCCGCATAATCCATGCGCCAAGCTAATCTCTCATTAGTATGATTGCTCAATATAGTATTTGCCAGTTGTTTAAGTTGTTTGATAATATGAGGGTCGGATACATGTATTTTTATTTTATCTATAGTGCGGCAACGTTTATTGCGGAGTTTAATTTTCATCCTGTCTACTTGAGACGAATATATAGACCGGGTTCTAATTGGTGTTCGTTTGGATTCAAGCTCGCCAATTGCAAGCTGTAGGACATGGTTTAATTGCTGCCATTCTAAATGTTCTGTAGTAAGAGAGTTGGATTTATTAAGGAATACAGAGAACTCATTAGGATTAGACGCATTTCTCAGAGCATATTCTATCCACAGCGTAGAACTATTTGGCTGGTGACTTGTTTTGGTCTCGTTAGTAAATTTTCTCCACTTATATTTCTCTGCTTGTTCATAAGTCTCAAGAAACTTACAACATTCAATGAAAATTGGTGGTGTCATCTGGCTATCTTGAACGAGTTGAAACTCATCCGAGTACTCTGGTTTTATGCTATCATCTAGTATTTTTATTAGCTCTCCTACATTCTCACCGAAGCGACCTGTTACAATAAGATCTCCAACAGGTTTTCCATTCATAGGAGATATAATTGGTATCGATCCTATATATTTTGAAGTCGTTAACTTGATAACAGGCTTCCCATTAACAGGTTCTACACACGAAGTAATTCCGAGATAGGATAGATTCTTCTGATTAAATTCCACGAATCTCTGCATAACCGACTCCATAGCACGGTCACTCCATTTCCAACTTTGCTTCAACTTTTCGCTAGTCCATGTTGTAGTAGACAAAGTTGGCAATTTGCCAAAAGAAAATATCTTTTTTTTACTCATACATGAATTTACCTGTTTCTTTGAGGAATAAATCACCGAAGGCATCTTTTGCATTAAGCAAATAACCTTCAGCAAGATATTCTTTGATAAGAGGCATTAACTCGTAAATCATACGTTCTTGCATTTCAGCCTCAGAATCCTGATTTGAAACAATGAAATAAGATTGACCTGGTTGAAGGTTAAGCTCGTCGTCTGAAGCAAACTGAAAGAAGATGTCTGCAAACTTATTGTAGAGTGATTCCATGAATTTCTTTCCTGGTTCACTTTTTATTATGCGAGGACGTAGAGTATACCAAGCAAATCGACGACGTAATGCAAAGTCCACAACAGCCAGACTTCGGTCAGCAGTGTTCATTGTAGCTAAAACATCAATATTATCAGGTATTTTTGTCAATTCTTTATCGCCGATTCTGATTTTTACTATTCTGTCACCAGGCTGATATTCGAATAGATAGAATATAGGACCAAGTACATTCGATAAATTGGCGCGATTAATTTCATCAATGATGAGTAGCACCTTTTCTTGTTGGTGCTTTTCTGCGTAATCTATGGCTTTGTAGAGAATACCTTGCTTTTGCTTAAATTGTGGGTGTGATGTATCTGATGACATACTTGGTTCTATACCGAAGACAAAATCAGAATAATTTGTTTCTGCGTGGAATTGATCAAAAAATGTTTTATCGTATTCTTTAGCGATTATCAATGATGTATAAGTTTTTCCAGTACCCGGAGATCCTTGTAATACAACATACTTGCGCTTTTTAAGCAGCAGTTTAATATCTTGTTCTTCGTTGGAAATACTTGAAGAAAATTTTTCTGATAGTATTTTTTCAATTGCCTTTTTTTGTTGCGCCGTTCCCCAAGAACGTATTTTAGCGTAAGTTGCCAGCCAGACGAAAAGAGATTGTAAACCATCCTCTTGAATATTTATAATACAAGTCGCAGGTAAAACGGTCTTATAATTCTCTACAACACTTCTTAATTGGGGATAATTTATCCGTATTTCTTTTAATAAATCAGTCGATGTACTTTCTATATCATCAAATGCTGTCTTAAAAAACGTATCTTTATTATTTCTATTTAGGAAAATTCTACGTAGTCCAGGGAGGACGGCGAGTTGATAATCATTACGGAATCCAGATGAGCCAACAGCAAGGCAAACAACACAAGTTTGCACATTATCCTTTGAATCAGGAAGAACAACAAAAGAAAAGTCAAAGTAAGGGCCAACTGTATCTTCTTCGGGACTTAGAAAACCAAAATATGCGCCACCTTCTTTGAACGAGCCGTCCAACAAGTTTTTCCTAATAATCGCATTTCCCTTTGGTTCAATTATTGTTCGGCCATCGTTTTTGGCGTTCATCCCAAAATCTCTAGCCTTGTCACAAACAACCTTAAATAGTTCTTCTGCTGTCATGTTGCTTTTAAATTTACATATTACATGCCTTGATAAACTAATCCAGACACACTTTTAGTACTTTCCTGGCAAAGATACATATAAAGTATAATACTACCAAAAGAAAAACGCATAAATTTTACACCACATCAACATTTTGTCATACAAGACCTCTATAGTGTCTAATTATAACGATAGATTAATTAATGATTTATAGATGTCAAAACTATATAAGAATTAATTGCCTTGTTGCCTATTTTCCCCATACTCTTTAATGGATTTTACAAAATGATTTGTGATGTACGGAAGTTCAAAATCCTCTCTGACTTCATTCCACAACTAAAGGAAACATATCCTTTCCGTTCACGTGTTGGTAGTATGTAGTCATATCGTAGTAACACACATAAACAGCTAATAGCTACAACGTAATCCTTTCTCTTTTACTGTATTACCTTATATTGTAGTAATGTAGTAAGATAACTGTGAAAGAAAAAGAATTGATAGATATTCAGCTATCAATACACCTGCCATACATGATGATAGGGATGAGTGCATTCTTCGGACACATTAACTCACTGCACACATACTTTCTGAATAGGTGGGCTTCCACGCTATCCAACAGAAAGGAAAGGGCGATGATTGTTGGCAGTGGATAGATCGGTGCGAAGCCCTTTACCCCCTTATCTTTGATTATCACCCTTTCACCTGCGCCTCTTTCATTGGGAGACAGGACGGATTCTTCGGCTATCGTTCGTAGTCTGCCGTTAGCTTTCCTCCATGTTACCCCGAAGAACCTTGCAAGCTCTCCCTCCGTCATAGCAATCTCGCCTTTGCCCTTGCGGACAACCTGCATATTACTGCCCCAATCAAAGTAACTGCGATGATTGTCCATACTGGTCATTTTTTTTGGTCTATAGCTTGTATTCATGCCGTTTCCTCCATTTTATAGATTGATATATCCGAAGGTTCACAAGCCCCTTTCTCCGTTGGTTCTCTCTTCATTTCCGATTGTTTGGCGATGAGCCTGTCCATATCCTCCGAAATTTTCTTGTACGTTACCTGAGCATAAATCTGTGTGCTTGATATGGAAGCGTGTCCCATCATCTTGGCTATACTCTCAATGGGGATTCCTGCATTGAGTGTCATGGTGCCGAAAGTATGCCTTGCCATGTGGGACGACAACCGTTCCTTAATGCCGCAAGCCTTGCCCACAATGCTAAGTCTGTCGTTTATCACGCTCCGGCTGCATTCATGGGGGAAGATAAGGCTGTCACCTTTTTCTTTCACCGCCTGTTGTTCTCCATTCTCTTCCTGCTCTTCCATACAATGGCGGATAATGGTCTCTGCTATCGGGTGCAGCGGAACAATGAACTCCACCTTTGTCTTTTGGCGTTCCTTGCGGATATACTTTCTCCCGTCCGCTGCCGTCTGGATATGCTTATGTTGCAGTTGTTCCATATCGGCGATTGCCAGTCCCGTAAAGCAGGAAAAGACGAACATCTGCCTTGCCAGTTCTGCTTCCCTGTCGTTCATCTTCATTGCCATAAGTTTCAGTACCTCGCTCTTTTGCAGAAAGCGTATCTTATTTTCTTCCTTCTCATACTTGGCATGCTCAAAGGGATTGCAGCGGATAATCCTCTTGCTGACCGCACGGAACATCAGCCTGCTCAGCCAGCAGAGATTGTTGTTGATTGTACTTCCCTTCAATCCTCGCTTTTTGAGAAAGAAACGGTATTCCTCAAACAAGTCCTCCGTAATGGTGGAAATGGGCATGTCCTGCAATCCTTTATCTTCCACAAACTCACGGAGAATCCTGTCAGAATGGGACAGATTATGATAGGTGCTTTCTGCCCTTGACCTGCCCACACTCTCCCTGACGGATTGCAGTTCCGCCCTGCTCATGCCAAGTAGCGTTGTCGGATTATCAGCTATACCTTGCAGGCGGTTCTTGATAAGTTCGGCACTTACTACTCCGTCCCTAACAAGAATATCCCGATAGGCCTTTTCCACAAGTTCCCTGAACTCATGAAGTCTTTGATTGCTTTTCCTGTCTGTTGTCAAGCCTTGCTTGGAGTTCCACTCGGAGGGATTGCATTCCTCGCCCGTGGTAATGGCTGCGCTCTTTCCGTCTATGGTAATACGGCAGAGGATAGCTGTCTTTCCGTCTGCCCTTGTTTTCTGTCTGTTGATATAGAACAGTATCTTGAATGTACTTCTCATTGTCTTGATATTTTGATTGAATGAATAAGGAATAAAGTAATTTGATAAGGCTTATATAGTCAACTGCATATCTTCTGTGAAAGAGAGGAAACGGTCGAACTCCTCAAAGAGTTTCTGTGGAGTTACCTTTGCGTAGCGTTCCGTTATGCTTATGTTGGAATGGCCAAGCATCTTGCTCACCGTCTCAATAGGCACATCCTGTTCAAGCGTGATGAGCGTTGCGAAGGTATGTCTTGCCGTATGCGTGGTAAAGGGAAACGAGATACCTGCACGAAGCCGTAGAGCTTTCAGATTAGTCTGATAGTTCTTGTATTTCATGTATGGAAGCAGTGTTTCCCTTTCATCGCTGTGGAATCTCTCTATCAGCCTAATGGCTTCGGGCAGCAACTTGATACGGCAAAGTACGCCTGTCTTCTGGCGGTTGAACTTCAGCCACAGGCAGCCTTCATCATCACGGACAAGATGGGATTTGTTCAGTTCCATCAAGTCGCAATAGGCTGCACCTGTATAGCAGGCAAAGAGAAAGATGTCCCTTGCCGTTTCCATTTCCCCCTCCAAATCATCAAATGACAGCGATTTCAAACTTTCCAATGCTTCCTTATCCAACGCCTTGGGCAGTTTCTTGTCGCCCTTGCTGATTTTTGCTTTGTCAAACAGAAGTGTGTCTGCCAATCCCTCACGGTATGCCAATTTGCATACCGTCTTCAAATGCGTGGCTACATTATAGAACGTGCTTTCCTGAAAACCGCACTCACCTAAGAAATACTGCCGGAACTCATTGATAAAATTCTCTGTGAGTTGCGAGAATGCCAAGTCCGAGACCTTGTACTTCCATTGAATAAATTTCTGTAAATGTATGCGGGCGGAGTGGTAGCCGTGTATGGCTCCTTCCTTGATGTCTATACCTACATGGCTTTCTTTTTCCTTGATGAGCATATCCAACCTCTCGATGAGCATGCACCGTGTCTGCACGCTGCCCTGAAACTGCTCCTTCACATCGGTTGCATCAAACGGGCAACTTTTGGAGAGCAGGGACTGATAAGCAGACTGAACAGACAGCAACAGGTTCTCCAATTTACCATTCACTTCCACCGCCTCACGGCTCTTTCCGTCCATTCGGCTCTCACGGGGATTCCAAAGATTAGGATCGCAGGATAGCTTGCAACTGAACTGGGCAATGGAACGCCCGACGGTAATACGTCCCATAATCGGCGCTTTGCCCGACTTGTCAAGTCCGCTCTTTTTAAGGTAGAGCAACACCTTCATTTTCTCTTGCTTCATACGCTTTGATTAGTTGAAAAGGTGGCTATCTCAAAATGCGAGATAACCACCTAAAGAAATAAAATGAAAAGTTTCACAGAACTGTGCTTCTCAAAGCACGAATAGCAGGATGGCACAGAGAATTGCCAACCAAAAGAGAATGCTCAGCAGCGTAAATGTTACTTTCAGAATTATCCGGACTATAAAGCGTAGTATCAGAAAACCTGTAATGACTGACACGGCAGTTACGACTTGCGGCGTTACAATCTTCGAGATAAGCCAAATGACACCGATAACGATGGAAAGCAGGATAGCGAGTTCGATGAAGCGTGTCCAAGAGAAGCAGCGGACTTGCTTGGGAGAAGTCGGCTGCTGCTTGATATTATCGGTTTTGTTCGATGCGTCTGCCTTGATGAAGGCAGGTGTGTGAACGTCTTGATTCATGATGATTGTATTCATATCGGAGCTTTTAATAGTTCAAGAGCAATAACAAGATATTCTGCCTCACAAAGCCAAGTGTTTGCCCAAACTCTTGGTGTGTGGGGAAGAATAGTTATCTTGGCTCTTGACACTACAAAAGCTCCCGATGGTGTTACATCAAGTCATGTTCTCACTATCGACTGTTGGCAGACCATTGACCTCAATGAGCAAAACGATTGTCCCTGTCAGTTCGGTGTAGAGTTTCTCATACTCTGGACTTGCACCAAAATCGTCTGTCAGTTCATACTTATCGAAAACGCTTTGGACAGCCTTATTCTTCAAAAGTATCGGTGTTAGTCTTTCAGGAAGAGGAGAAGGAAGTTCTTTCTCGAACTCATTCTCTAAGACAGACACAAGCGTGTCATACTTGGAAAAGTGAAGTCCTCGATGCAAGACTTCACTTGCCATGGTCTCTGCTTCAAGATGTGAGAAACTTTGCGCCACTGCATCACAGTAGGTGGTAAGGGCTTCATCGGCTCTTGCCGTCATGAATGGCTTGTCACCCAGCAGTTCTGGAAAATGCTCACTGAGATAGTTCTCCAACTTCAGACGGAAGTAAGATAGTTCTTTCTTGGTTTCCATAAATCTTTTATTTTAGAATTGTACATTTTATTATATTATCAAATGCCCATCGCCTTATTGAACTTGCCGAGTTTGTCGGCGAGCTGTTCCATGTCATGCTCCACTTTCTTGTTGGTTATGCGAGCATAAATCTGTGTTATTCTGATGTTCGTATGTCCGAGCATCTTAGATACCGACTCCATTGGAACCCCTTTGGATATAGACATAGTGGCGAAAGTATGTCTTGCCATGTGGAAGGTGAGATTCTTCTTGATTCCACAAAGGTCGGCAATTTCTTTCAAATATGAATTGATACGCTGATTGCTCATCATTGGAAATACCTTTCCACCTTTTCTGTTAATGTCATAGTACTTTCTTATGATGGCAAGGGGAATATCCAGCAGCATGACATTTTCATCTACACTTGTCTTATACCTCTTGGTGATAAGCCACTGTCTATCTTCGATAGTAACAATCTTATCGTAGGTAAGATTATATACGTCAATGTAGGCTAATCCTGTGAAGCAGGAAAAAATAAAAATATTCTTTACTAACTCCAGTCTTTCTATGTCAAAGTGTTTCTTCATAATACGGAGAACCTCTTCTTCTGTGAGATAACCACGATCTACCAACTCGTAGTGTAGTTTGTGGTTTGCAAACGGATCATGCATAATAAGTCCTCTGTTCCTTGCATAATTCACGACCGTCTTCAAATTTCTCAATTTCTTAGTGGTAGTATTATGTACCCCGCCAACAACTGAGGTCAGATACAATTCAAAGTCTTGGACAACTGCACTTGTTAGTTCTGACAACCCAATATCCTTGCGGTGATACTTTGCCTGTAGGAAGCTTTGAAAGTTCTGCCTCACCACCTTGTACTTATAAAACGTCCCCTTTGTCAGCGTCTTGCCAACTTGTTGCGTAATGGAGTCAATATATTTATCAAAGACAGGGAGAAAAGTTGTAAATTCCTTATCTGTTCCAAGAAACACTGACCTGATAAGATCTAAGGACAAGCTTTCAGAGGTTTCATATTTCCTATAGATCTGCATCAAAGTTGTTGTCAGTGCATCTATTGATGCATTGACGGAGAGAGCTTCTGCCGTTCTACCAATCATTCTGCTGGTTTTGTTGCTCCATTTAGATTTATCCACAAAAATTTTAGTGGATCCAAGATTAGCCATTTCGCCTCCGAGATACATTCGGAGCATTACAGGCGATTTTCCTTCTTTGTTCTCGTAGTTGGAACGTAGGTAGTAGGACACCTTGAAAGTCGTTTTCATAACGCATCATTTTTTAGTGTAGCTTTCTTAGCTACAAAGTTCGACATAAATTGTTGAAAACGAGATATTTGTATGCCGTCAATTTGGTAGTCATTTTCCATTCACTGCTACATTTTTTTGAGAGCCTGCTTTTGTGTAGCAGTTTCTGTAGCAGAAAATGACCGAATGATGACTATCAAAAGGTATAGTTTGGCTGTCAAACGGATATGGATAAAAAACAAAAAATCGCTGTAAAACCTTGATTTTACAGCGATTATCCTTGTTTTGAAGGCTAAAATGACGTGTTGTTTGACATCCTCTTGAAACCTATTTGTGGACCAGCCAGGGCTTGAACCTGGGACCTCCAGATTATGAGTCTGTTGCTCTAACCAACTGAGCTACAAGTCCGGGAAACTGATGATTCGCGTGCAAAGATAGTGGGTTTTGAGGAGAAAACCAAATAAATGGCGAAAGAAATCAGGAAAAAAAGACTATCTTTGCATAAAATTGCGGTATAAGCCCATTGCAGTCAGGGGTCCACATGCCCACTGTTGCCCCACGCTCAAAGGAACCCAAGGTTATGAACACAATATTTTTAAGTGAGGAAAACAACGCCATTGCGCCCTGCGTAGCCACCATCGGCTTCTTCGATGGCGTACATCGGGGTCATCAGTTCCTCATCAAGCAGGTCAAAGAAGCTGCAGAAGCCGGCGGATTTGCCTCAACCGTGATCACGTTTGACCGTCATCCGCGACAGGTTTTGCACAGCAACTACGTGCCACAACTGCTGACTACGCTCGAAAATAAGCT